AGGCCATGGCCAGGGCTGCATTCGCCGAGGAGTTCGACGAGTTTCACGCGGAGTACGCCGACATCATCGAGGGCGTGCCGGCGGATAACGAGATACTGAACTTCCTCTTTTCGGAGCACGCCCTGAACCACCTGCGCAGCGCTGCGTCTGACGGCTTCGTCCACGCCTCGGCCAAACTCTTCGTCGACTTCGGGTGACACAAATGCGACTAAAGGTATTCATTTCTGGGCCGTACAGCGGCGACGTCGAGGGCAACGTGGCGAACCACGTGCAGAAGGTCGACGAGCTGTTGGACGAGGGCTTCGCCCCGTACACCCTGCTGCTGTTCCACTACGCCAACAAGCGGCCGTACGAGGACTGGCTCATCCTGGCGATGGAGTGGCTGCGCGCATGCGACGCTCTCCTGCGCCTGCCGGGCGAGTCGCCTGGCGCGGACAACGAGGTGGCTCGGGCCAAGGAGCTTGGCATCCCGGTGTTCAACTCCATGAAGGAGCTGGTAGACTGGCGCACCGTTCGCGACGGCAAGGTCAAGCACACCTTCACGGTGGAGGTCAACGGCGTGCCGACTGACCTCAGCGACGCCACGCGCCTCCTGACCGAGGAGATCACCAAGCTGATCAGCGAGACGAACGACATGCTCGGCGACCTCGAAACGAAGGCCGCGAAGCGCGGCTACAAGCTCGGACCGTCGTACGAGGACCACATCTCGCTGCACGACCTGGACAGCTCCCTGTGCCGCGAGGTCAGGACCCGTGTCGAGCGGATCTACGACCTGATGCGATCCGACAGCGAGCAGCCGATATTCATCGATGGCAACAGCTGGTTCAGCGCGGGCACGGTCTTCCGCCGCGACTGGATGTCGAGCACCCACGAGTGCGAGCTCTGGGGCTACTGATGGATTTCAGGATCGTGATCCCCGCCCGGTACGCCAGTTCTCGGCTTCCGGGCAAGCCACTGATCGACCTGTGCGGGAAGTCAATGATCCGGCGCGTGTACGAGCGCGCCGCGCCGGTCGCGCCGACCATCGTGGCGACAGACGACATCAGGATAGCCGACCACGTGCACTCGTTCGGTGGGGCGGCGGTATTCACGGATGCACACCTCGCCAGCGGCACGGACCGCGTAGCACAGGCCGCACTGCTCGCGCCATGGCTGGACGACACGATCGTCGTCAACGTCCAGGGCGACCAGCCGCTGATCGACCCCGCGATGATAGTGCACGCAGCGGAGATGAAGTCCCTCAAGAAGGACGCCGACGTCGTCACGCTGCACTACCCCATATACTCCAAGGCCGAGTTCGAAGGACGCACCACAGTCAAGCTCGTGGCCGATCCGAGTGGGCGGGTGCTGCTATTCAGTCGTGCCCCCATCCCAGTGCAGTACGGCGAGGTGATGTGGCAGACGATGGCGTACGGACAGAAGCACATCGGCATCTACGCGTACACTGTCGCAGGTCTCAGGCGATTCGCCGCGGCAACGCCGTCGGTCCTCGAGGAGACCGAGAAGCTCGAGCAGCTCCGCGCCCTGGAGATCGGGATGAAGATCTACTCGTACCACGCCCCGAGCGAGCCGAAGCCCGAGGTCAACATCGACGATGACGTCGATGCCGTCAAGAGGATCCTGCGCGGGAATGTCTAGATTCAACTGCCTGAACTGCGACTTTGACACGCTGGCTCACGAGTACTACATGCTCCTGGACAATGTGTGGCACGAGGCCTGCGCGGGTGTCGGCGTCGCGCCGAGGGACGGCATGCTCTGCATCGGGTGCGTCGAGTCGGCAATCGGTCGTAAGCTCAACCGCCGTGACTTCTCCGATGCGCTGATCAACAAGATGGCGATCAACGACCCGACAAGCGTCTCACCGAGGCTGTACGATAGACTGACGCTAGCATGAGTCGCTGGATCAAGTGGGGAAGCTTCCTGTCACTGCTGGCCCTGGTTTGCTACATCGCGGTCTCGGCCATCGCCCCGTCTCCACCACGCATAGTTACCATTCGAGCAATGGCCGCTGAGGCCCAAGAATGGGCCGTCGCCTATGCCAAGGAGCACAATATGGACGCAGATACGCTGGCCGGTGTCTGCGCCGTGGCATCGACGGCGCTGTCGCTGCGTCTCACTAAGAAGGGAATCAAGAATCAATTGGTCCTCAATCGGACGCGATATAACTCACACGTGTTCGTGCTGGTGGATGGGCTGATAGTCGACATCACTCCGCGCCAGGCCGATCCTAGCATGCCTGCAATTATAATCTCAACACCATACGACCTGCGTCGGCAGACAAGCCGACGAATCATGGGCTGGTGGTTTGGCAGCTGGCAGCTATTTGATGACCCCACCACACTGAAGAAGCAGCAAGAGGCCGAGCTCTGGCCGCCGGAGCAGCTCTTTCCGACTTGCTCCATTCCAATTCCCATCTTCAATGGACTACAGTGCTCGTGAGCGGGCAAAAGAAAAGGGACCCGAAGGTCCCTTTTCTCTTTCCATCCGAACCTTGCGGTTTAGAGGAAGCTGAGGCCGTTGACGTTGATACGTCCGTAGTAGTCGGCCGAGTTGCCGAGCGAGGTCTGGGTGTTCACGAACACTGCCTTGCCATAGCGCGTCATCAGTGAGATGTGGCTATTGAAGGTGTGCGGATCCTGGACCACGCCGGAAGCCATCAACGGGATGTATGGGCAGTAGAAGTAGCCTGCGTCCATCTCGTTGTTGCCGCCCTTGTAGCCGACCAGAATTGGCTCGGAGCCAGTCGAGTGCCAGACGTAGCTGTACACCTTGATGGAACCGTTCAGCGTGCCGACGAGTCGGGTGCCGTTCGGGCCTTCGAAGGAGCCAGATACCGCCGGAGCGAATACCGACTTGCTCGCGCTCTGCAGAGCAGAGACGACGACCGGGGAGACAACGATCCAGTTGGCTGGGCCCTTGCGGGTCTTGCGAGCGATTTCGTTCGCAACTTCGTTGATCACCGAGCCGAGGACAGCGTGACGGTCGCCGACGAAGGTCGGTACGCCCGTGAACGTGCCACCAGCCTGGTCGTACGTGCGGACCGTGCCAGCGAGGCCGACGAGGTCATTGATGATCTCGTTGTCGACTTCATTGACGATCGCAGCCGAGACACCAGCGGTGAGCTCTGCTTCGATGTTCAGGCCGTGCGAGGCCTTCAGGTCCTGACCAGCTTCGATCGTCCACTTGGCCTGCAGCTTGCGGCTGCCGGCGACAACGACCTGCTTCATGACTTCGAGCGTGAGCTCGCGGCCACCGAAACCTTCGTAGTCGGACGTGAGGCTGTAGTTACCATCGGACGTGCCAGCAGCAACCGGCGGGTAGCCAGTCGTTCCGCCATCGGCCGAAGAGTAGAAGCGAGCCATCTTGCTGTTGTTGCCGAAGACTTCGTCGCCAGCAACGATGTTGCTGCCTGGAATTTCGGTGCCCGTGTCGCTGTCAGTGGTCGTGGTGACCGACTGGGCGAACTTGTAGCGCAGGGAGAACGCCTGAGCGATCGCACTGTGCATCGGCTGTACGCCGACGAGCTCAGTGGCAATCGTGCCAGGGATGATACGGCGGATCATCGGGAGAACAACCTTCTGGAAGGCTGCGATACCCGGTGTGCCAGTCAGTCCTGGCCAGCCATCGCCAGCAGCCGAAACGTCGGTGCCCGTGGTCTCGTACAGTTCCTTGCGGTAGCTGTCGAATGCCGGAGCAACCAGCTTGCGCTGCCTGTCGTTCAGACCCTCAAGGAGGGCTTCCTTAGTGGCTACCCACTCATTGCTTTCGATCAAAAGTTCCATAGTATCTCCTTTAAGTGTTAGAACTTACTTAGCGATGCCAGCAAGACGCTTCAAGTGCGCAAACCGCTGGGTTTCTTCAACTACCGACTTGCTGGCTGGAGGAGTCTCTACGGACTCTTCACCAGTCACAACAACAGATTCGGTAACCACCTGTTGCTGCTGTGGGGCGGCCTCAGGACTTGGGTCCTTGAGAACGCGACCAACAAACGTCTTGTAAGCCTCTTCCAGGCGAACCGTCTCGACATTCTGGAGGATGAAGGCCATCTTCTCACGCGAATCGCCGGACAGGTTAGACAGGAGCTTATCAAGCTTGGACTCTCGGACCATCTTGGACATGGACGCGTTGAGCTCAGTGATCGTCTTCTCGGCGTCAGCAATCTTGCCGTTTGCGGCAACAAGGCTGGCCTGGATCGAATCACCGTCAACGTGCGCCACGTCGAATTCGGCGGCGAAAGCTTCATAGATCCTACGACCGAAGTCGTTCTGCTTCACCAGCTCGAGGTCAGACTTCAGCTCGACGATCTCTTCAGCGACGCGGGCGTCGATGAACTTGTCCAGCTTGCCGACCAGGGAGTTGATCTCTTCGTCGAACTTGGCGGAGAGCGAATTCTTCTCTTCGACGATCTTGGAAGCGTATTCAGCTTCGAGGTCGCGGAAGGTCTCGATGTCGCCCTTCAGTTCGCTGACTTCCTTGGTGGTCTGATCGGCGATGAACGCATCGACAGACTCAACAATGGCGGCCAATTCCTTTTTCCACTCGGACTTGATCTCCTCGTGAAGCTCTGCTCGCACTTCGGCGGTTACCTCTTCCTTCACGACGGCCTTGTAGGCGGCGACGGACTCGGTCCACTTGGTGGAGATTTCTGCCTTTACTTCCTCGCTCAAGAGCTCGGATGCAAGCAGCTTATTCAGGATTTCATCCATTAGTTATCTCCTTAATTATTTGGGGTGTGGAGGTCGCAACCTCTAGTTCGTGAATGCACCACTAATCGAAGTGAGCATTTGTATTTATAGAATGGCGAATAAAAGTTGCGAAAAATTACGCTGTTTCCAGCGGTGCTTCCTCAGTCTCTACCGGGGCGTCGGCAGCGTCCGTGATCTCCACTTCCTCACCCTCTGGCGCGGTCTCGATGGCGGCTGGGGCTTGGCCCATACCCATCGAAATCCTGGCCGAGTCGGCAAACAGATTGTGGAAATCAACCTTGGCCTCATCGCCCTTGTTGTTGATGTGGTTGATGATCATGTTCTTGATCGTTTCTTTGCGGTCCATGTCGTTCTCCTGTTGTATTAACGGCCGGCTGCATAGCCGGCTCGATTATTGAGCGCTGATTACTTTGAGCAGCGCAAAGCTCTCGTTCGTCTTGTCATCGGCCGGGACGTCGTCGGTCTTCTTGTCGTCCTTAGCATCCTTGTCATCGGCAGCGTCGTCGGCGGACTTGTCGTCCGCCGCGTCGTCATCCTTCTTGTCCTTTTTCTTCTTCTTGCCGTCCTTGTCGTCAGCGGCGTCGAGCGTGTCCTGCACGCCGGCGTCATACACCGACTTCAGCAACTCGATGATCTCGTCCTCGGTCTTGCCGGCGACGTTCTTGGCGATCTTGGTGAAGAGCTTGTGGTGGTCAGCATCCTCGTCCTCGTCGTCCTTCTTATCCTTCTTCTTGTCGTCCTTGTCGTCGACCTTCGCATCGTCAGCCGGCACGTCGTCTGCCGCAGCTGCGTCCACGTCGTCGGCAACGTCATCGGCCGGCGGATCCATGTCCATGTCCGGATCTTCGTTGTGCTTGGCGCGCTCGACTACGACGCCGGCGCAAGCCTGCAGTCGCTCAAAGCTCTCGTTGACCGCGGCGAGCTTCGCCTTGGCCTTGTTGAGCTTGGCGATCTCCTTGTCATTGAGCTCCGTGCCAGCACGGTTGATGTAGAACGTCAGGCGAGAGATCGCCTTCTTGCGGCCACCTGGGGCGGCCAGCAAACCCTTGACGAGGTCATCGGCGCCCTGCAGGAAGAATCCAGCCGGCGGATGCCACTTTGCCTTGACTTTTGATAGTGTCTTTGCCATGTTAGTTCTTCTTCACCGTATTGATTGCCTGAAGGACGAGGTGCTCGACGTCGACGATCCAGGCCGGCTTCTCGGCATGCGAGTACTGGTCTAGGACGGTGACGACGTCATTGAGCAGGCGCTCGACATGAGCCTTAGCGCCGTGGTTGTCTGTAGCGAGAGGTCCGAGCGACGGAGAGTGCGGCCTGGCGGCACGAGTGCTCTGATCAGCTGCTTCCTCTTCGATCGCTGCCACTTCTGCGGCGGCGCGCGAGGCCTCGTTGATCTTGATTAGCTCTTGGAGTAGTTTCATATCGCGCACCTTACTTGACGATCGAATTCATGAACTTGTAGATGGCCTTCTTGAAGTGGTCCTGGGCCTTCTCGTCCTCGAGGACTGCCTCGGCCAGGGTCTTCACCTTGGTGTTCTCGACAGCCTCGCGGATGATGTCCGGGTAGCAACCCGGGCCAGACGGCTGCGCGACGATGTCGAGCGTGACGAACTGGAAGTCCTCGACCATGCCCTGGTGGTTCACGTTGCCAGTTCCGCGGGAAGACACGCCAGGCTTGAAGCCGCCCTCGATGAGGGCCTTGACGATCAGTCCGGACGGGGTGTTGAGCACCTTGCACTTGCCGACGGCGTTGTTGCCTTCCATCCAAGCCTCGGTGATGATGTGCGAGACGTTGGCGAGGTTGATGTTCAGGTCTGATGGGTGGTTCAGCTCGCCAGGAATGTGGTGACCTTCCTTAAGGCGCAGGTTGATGTTCTGCACGGCGCGGCTGATTTCAGACAGCGGATAGTTACGACCGTTCAGATTCCTCTGCTCGGCGGCCATCATGCGACCGGCGAGGAACAGGGAACCGGTCTGGTCCCGTGATTCCGTGATCATGGCCTCGGCCGAATCGATGTGCTCGATCAAAATCTGCTGCGTCATAGTACTTCTCCAAATAGACGTAATATATTTATGTATTTGATGAGAAATTACTTAGTTTCTGGCGGTGCCGGTGGCGCAGCCGTCTTCGGCGCGGGCTTCGGTGAAGGCGATGGGGGTGGTGGCTCGTCGCCTCCGCCCAGGTCATCCCCGCCGCCGGCCCCGTCGTCTCCGCCGCCGCCGTCCAGATCCTTGCTGCCGTCCGGGTCGTACATCTGCCTAATCGCCGAAGGACCCTCGTCCTTGATCCCGTGTTCCTCGCGCCACATGGCCTCGTTCATCAGGATCTCGTCCTTGGTCAGGCGCAAGTAGCGGCTGAGCTTGAACCGGCCAGACAGGTACGGCACTTCGTTGATTGCGTTGAACGAAGTGATGATGTCGTTGTCCAGGGCGGTCTGGCGGTACAGGGCGAAGTTCTGCGGCTCGACGAGCTTCAGCTTGAACAGGGAAGGGTCGATCGCGATGCCGACGCGCAGGAGGTAATTCTTGAACTGCTCATCGAGCTTGGCGTCGATCCTGGACTGGATCCTGGTGACGAAGTTGGAGAAGATGCGCTCCTCCATGTATGCCACGCCGACCTTGCCGTCGTTGAAGTTGGATCCCGGCGAGGCTGATTCCTGGCCCCTCATGTACGAGGTCGGGATGCGCAGGGCGCGGATGACGCGGTTCTGGAAGAAGTCCAGCTCCGGGACCTCCCAGGTGGCGTCTCCGGCGAGCTGCTCGACGCGCGATCCGCGGCCGGTTCCGGTCACCGGGATGAAGATGTCTTCCTGGATCGCCTCTGGGTTGAACGTGCCGTCAGTTTGGTCCTTGTTGCCGGAGTTCGGGACTCGCTTCTGGCGGATCTCGTTCTTCATGGTGTCCATGAACTGCTTGACGCGCGGGGCCGGCATGTTGCCGACGTCGACGTAGTACACGCGCTTGGCCGACGCGCGTGACAGGCGGTGGATGAGCACCGCGTCCTCGAGCATGGTCAGCTTCTGGAAGTCCTTGAATGCTGCCTGCAGCACCGAGATGCCGAACAGGGCGGATCCGCCCTCCTCGTCGGAGAGCGAGAAGTGGATGATGTACTCGGCCGGGATCTTCTCGATGTCTGCCGATGGGTTCGTGGACAGCGTGTTGCCGGATCCAACCGGCAGGGCCTGCTGGAAGTTCGAGCAGCGCACGAGGTAGTTCACGATATTGCGTGTCTTGGTGTCGAACTCGATGCCGACGACGCGCGACTGATCGAGGTACTCCCACTGCTTCGTGTCGTTGTGCTTCCTGTAGAAGCAGTCGCCGTACTTGCACATCGTGCGGGCGATGCGGAAGATCCTGTTGCTCAGGTCGTGGATCTCGCACCAGTGACGGAGCGCCGCACGCATGGTCGTCGTCTGGGTATCGGATGCGTTCTGGTTGGTCTCGAGCAGGTACTCGAGCTGCAGCGGAAGCTTGGTGTTGTCGTCCTTGGCCGCCACTTCCTCGGCGATGATATCAAGGCCGCGACTCAGGTCGCCGTAGTCCATCGAGTCGTACTGTCGGTAGCGGATCATTCGCGATGCGGAGTTCTTGAGCACGTTCGACAGGTACGAGACCATCGAGAACGTGCCATACCCAGATGCACCGGCGTTGACGGAGTCGTCGACAAACTTTCGGTTATAGTCCAGCGAGCTCTTGGCCGGAGTTATGAACTTGTAGTATTGGACCCAATTATTAGCCACGCTTAACCTCCGCGCTCGACGTAGTTACGTGCCTTGCCTACCTCAAATCGGGCGGGGCTCGACGACGTCGGCAATTTCAATCCTGATTTCTCTGCAATCGATGTCAATATGGTCAGCGCTTCTGCGGTGTTTGTCGCGATCAGCGCAAGCTGGGTGACTGCGTCCTTGTCAGACACTCTCACGATATTTGCCAGGCTATCCTTATTTACTGCCTCAGTTGCAACCGAAGTTGCCACCTGGGTCGCGCCTTCGACGGATGCACTTGGCGGATTGACCTCAGCGTTGGCCATCTTGACGTCGCGGGCCATGAGCGCCGCGTCGATGCCGAGCGACGCCGCCGTTCCAAATCCCGGGACAGTACCGGCGAGTCCGGATGCGGCCTCCAGGCCGGCACCCTTGAAGTCGCCGCCGAATGCGCGACTTGCTGCAAATCCTAGTCCGGCCAAAGCCCCGATGATCGGGATCTTCTTCAGCAGCGACTTGCCGACACCCTTGGCCGCGATCTTGCCGGCACTCTTCACCGCAACCTTTTCACCGGCCTTTCCTGCGGCCTTCTCGCCGATCTTGACGGCCCCTACCTCGCCGGCCTTGGCCGATGCCTGTGCCGCAGTCGATGCGGCGGATCCGAACTTCTTCTCGGCCGCCTCAGCACCGTAGCGCCTGGTGTAGCGATCGACCGCGCCCTGGGACGTGGTCCGTCCACCAGCAGAAGGACCACCCGCGCCGGGACCACCCTTCTTGAATAGTCCACCCAGACCACCGCCGCCGCCGCCCATCTTTGCGAGATTCATGGAGGCGCGGCCAGAGGTCACTGCCAGCGCAATCAAGCCCGCGGCGGCGCCGACCAGCGAGCTACCGAATACGGTCTTGATGATGTTGGATACGTTGGCGAGCTCACCAACGAGCTTGCTTGGCGCAGCCGCATCGGCCGACGCCGCACCCTCGCCAGGCTTCACCGCAGTCCCGGCCTTCTGCGCCCGGATGTACTCGTTGTAGTCGTCGCCGAAGTCAGTCTTCTCGGCGAAGATGTCACCGCGGACCTGCGTGCCGATGTTATCAGATGCCTGAAGCTGCTTGATGCCCTCGGACGCGCGTCCAGCGAGCGACGCGTATTCCTTCATCTCCGCGTCGTCCTTGTTGCGCTTGACGCGGAGCTGCATTATTCGTTGCGCTTCCTTGTCGGACAAGCCGGCCTGCTTCGCCGCAACCATGGCCATCGCGCCAGCCCGCATGCGATCGACGATACCCTGGCGCGCCTGCTTCTGCTGCGTCCTGATCAGCTCGTTGGCGGCCTCGATACCGAGGCCCTTGGCGACGAGGTCATCCCTCGCCTGCCTGATCTCCTTCGCGCGCTGCGTCGCACGCGACTGATCCATGCCGAGCAGCGTGTTCTGTATGTCATTTGACGCCATCAGCGCGGCGGTCTGCTTGTTGTACTCGACCTCGGTGATGTTGATGATGCCGCTCAGGCCCTTGAAGCCCTTCTGCGTGTCCTTGATGAATTCGTTGAGCTGGTTCTTGTCGCGGACGTTGACCAGCGAGTTGACCGCGTTCTCCATCGCCGGTCCGACGATCATCGCGGCCTGCGCGGTCGTGTAGCCGAGGGTCCTCAGGTTCTTGATCACGGTCGAGGAGTTAGAATCCCAGTTCTTGCCCCAGATCGCCATCATCCTCTTGTTGTCCTGCATGTACTTGACGGTG